ACCAGACGCTAACCTATCTAAGTTAAACCCAGGACTTAACGTATTAATCAAGGCAATAAAATACAAATTCAAAGGCTACGCACAGATATACACAGTAATGGAATCAGGCCCAAGTGCAATTACACGTGCAGTCAAAGCAAGAGCACTTTTAGACCAATCAATAAGTAAAGAAATAAAGAGTGACAAACCAAAGAAATAATTTTTTTCATTATGCACTCACCCAGAGTAGTGCCTGGGATTTATACTCATGGAAACATTAGAAGCAATTTGGATAATAGTAAAAAATGTAGCTTTAGTGATAGCTGGTATGGGTATCATGTTTGGTCTGATGAATTTATAATCGGTTAACCGAATAACTAAACAAACTTAACGAAATGGCAAACAAGAAACAATACACAGAAGCAATAGAAGCAAGCAACGGAACAAGAGTAGATTTATCTGAAAGATTAGGAATAACAAGAGGAGCAGTAACATTATATTTAGGAAAGAATAAAGATATGGCAGATTTATTAGAACTAAAACGATTAAGCAACATAGACTTAGCAGAATCAGAGTTATTCAAACAATTAAACTTCAGTGCAGGAGATAACGCAGCAAGCGCAGCAAACATAAGACAAAAGGCAAGCCAATTTCTTCTAACAAGACTAGGAAAATCTAAAGGATGGGTAGAAAAAACAGAACAAGAAGTAGAACACAAAGGAATAGAACAATTAAAGGTAATAATTGAGGAGAAGAAGCCCGATGGAGATAAATCTTCAATTAAGTCCTAAACAGAAGCAAGCATTCACTATTCTACGAGACAAAGAAATTACTGAGTTATTCTATGGCGGCGGGGCCGGTGGCGGGAAATCATACCTAGGCTGTATATGGTTGATATTCAGTTGTCTGGCGTATCCTGGAACTAGGTGGCTAATGGGACGAGCAAGGCTTAAAAGTCTCAAGGAGTCCACGTTTCTGTCGTTTCTAGCGGTACTCAACGATTGGGGTCTCAAAAAAGGGGCAGATTGGAACTATAACGCCCAAGAAGGATGTATTCACTTCACAAACGGTAGTAGTGTATACTTAAAAGACCTTTTTCTCTATCCGACAGACCCAGAGTTCGACTCACTAGGTAGTACAGAATATACAGGAGCCTTTATGGATGAAGTAAGCGAGATAACCGAGAAAGCTAAAATGATTGTAATGTCGCGACTTAGATTCAAATTAGATGAATATAACCTAATACCCAAGTTACTTATGGCATCTAATCCGGCAAAGAACTGGGCATATAGAGAATATTGGAGACCATGGACAGAAGATAAACTAGAACCTTATAGAGCATTTATACCGGCATTAGTGGGTGATAATCCATTTATGAGTAAGTATTATGTTGAAAATCTACACAAGCTAGACAAAAACTCTAAAGAAAGACTATTATTTGGTAATTGGAACTACTCAGATGATCCAAGCAAGTTATTCGAATACGACAAAATAATAGACATTTTTACTAATGATTTGTTTATTCCAACACATTGTGATAACTTTATATCATGTGATGTTGCTAGATTTGGAAACGATAAAACAGTCGCAATGGTGTGGAGAGATTGGACTATCGTAAAAATAGTCAGCATGCCTAAGAGTTCAATCAAAGAAGTAGTAGATTTACTTAAACAACTCGCTAGAGAACATCAAGTACCACACAGTAACATAGTAATAGATGAGGACGGAGTAGGCGGAGGTGTAGTAGATTATATGGAAAATTGTAAAGGATTCGTTAATGGTTCGTCTCCACTCGAGACAGAATTTAGTAAGACAATACATAACTACCGTAACTTAAAGACTCAATGCTATTTCAAATTATCAGAGAAAGTCAAGTTAGGACAGATTGCATGCTATGAAGTTCCACAAGAAACCAAGGAGGGTATCATCCAAGACCTAGAACAAATTTCCCAGAAGAACATAGACAAGGACGCAAAGATAGAAGTCCTTAACAAAGAAGAAATAAAAGAAAAACTAGGCAGAAGCCCTGATTGGTCGGATGCAATGATGATGAGATGTGTATTTGCCTTGAGTGATTACTACTCTCCACACATTGCATAATTTTATATATATTAAATAACTCAATATACTTAAACCATTTTTAACTAACTTATCTATGGATTTAAAGTCAAAGAAAAAAGAGGAAGTGTCATGTTATTTGGCAGTCACAAAAGAAGAGTACGCAAACAGACAGAACATTCTAAGCGAAGCATTTAAGGGAGAATCTGAAGACATCAAAGTAATGTTCCCCAAGGGACTAGGCGCAGCTCATCCATTTGATTTCGAACAAGTAGACAGAATAACAGATAATGTCGGAATAGCTAACGCAATTGTTGACAAGATAGTAGACAATATTATAGGAGACTTCTCAATTAAAACTAAAGACGAGAACTCTCAAGCTATCTTAGACGGATTCATAGACGACACAAACTTCAAGAGTAAACTAAGACCATGGATTAAAGAAGCAGTAACTAAGGGTAATGGTTTCATGGAATTAGACCTAGAAGACATGAAAAATAATGAGAAGTTAAGAGTTTTAAATGCCAACAATATGTACATCAGGCGAACTAAGAAAGGAAAAGTTCTAGGATACAATCAGTACAAAGGAAAGTTAAAAATGTTCACAGTGAAAAGTAAACCAATACCTTTTAATCCTAAGCAGATAGCACACTTAACTATTAACAAAACTCCTGGGGATCCATACGGAAGAGGATTCATTTGGCCCAACAGAGCCACAATAGAAAACTATGCAGGTAGTGAATTAGACAGATGTAAGTTACTAAGTAGAAAAGCAGGCGCACCTATCCACGTTAAACTAGGACAAGCAGGCCAGAAAGTAAGACCAAAAGATATAGACGATTTTAAAGCAAATCTTCAATTTATGACTAACACTACTGAGTGGGTTACAGACGCAAATGTAGAAATGAATTTAATAGACTTCGCAGGAGTAGCAGACAACCTAACAAAGGCAGCAGAACACGACTTAGAACAATTAGCACTAGGTATGAATTTACCTATGAGTTTATTAGGCACTGCAAACAACCCAGAAGGATTAGCCAAAGTAAACGATAAAGGCTGGTTAAGATTCATTCATTCGTTGAGGACTTTAATCGAGGAAATAATAGAAGACCAAATACTTAGACCAGTACTACGAAACAATTCTCCAAAGTTAGACAGTCAAGTAGAATTCATTTGGGAACTACCAGGCGAAGAAGAAAAAACAATTAGATTAACAACTATAACAAAAACATTAGGATTATTTGATATTTCACCAGAGTTACGTGCAGCCCTAGAAATAGAATACGCAGAAGTAATGGAACTAGACGTAGTAGATAAATTACCAACACCAGAAGAAGCTCGTAAAAAAGTAGATCAAGAAGAAAAGGAGTTAGCCAAGCAAGTAGACCAAGCCCGAAAAGACGAAGAGAATATTAAACAACCTGAAGTACCTACAGCCAAGAAGACAGCCAAACAAAGTGCTGATTTAAAGATAAAAGAAAAGAAGATTGAGTTAGTAAGTAAATGCAAGCCTACCTTGACAGATGCAGAAAAAGGCAACATGAAAGTATCTCAATATGTAAACGTCAAAGAGTTAGCCGGTTTTAATTATTCAGACTACCTAGTTAAGATACTACAAAACTTAAGAATAGATAAGTTTGAAGAATTATTAGCCACTACAGAGTTTCAATTAGCAGAAGGAATGTTACCACAGAGAGATGTAAACAAATTAAGGATTATACTAAAAGATGGGTTCCGTAAAAACAAGACAATCACTCAAATAGAAAAAGACATAGACCGTTCAATCAATCTGAAAGACAGAGTAAAATTCAATGAAGACGGAACAAAAAAAGTAACACTCACAGCATCTAAACGACCAATCAACATAGCTCGAACCGAAACAGTAAGACTAGCAAACCAAGGACTCAAGGACTTATACGCAGAAAACAAAATTAAATCTTATAGATGGCTTACTGCACTAGACGAAAGAACTTGTCCTATCTGTGAAGGATTAGACGGTCAAGTATTTGAGACTCTCGACGGTGAAACGGGGTTAAATCTTCCTCCCGCTCACAATATGTGCCGATGTTCTATAATTGGGCTGGTGGACTAATGCAAATAACAGAAGATACTATACCTATGTGTGTGAAATGTAAGACAAGGAAGGCTATTTGTTATATGAATAGAATGTGGGTATGTGGTCAATGTATCCACGAGTATAATCAGAATCAAATTAAACTAAAACAGACAGCATTTTTAGAAGGATGAGTATTTATTTAGATCCCGTCACTAAACAACGAGTAACATATCAACCACACTGTGGAGATTTACAATATGCAGTAGTTGGCGGTTCGGCAGTTAGCACTCAAGTAATACCAAAGATAGGTTTAAGCGCAGCACAACAAATGAATCTAGGTCGTTCAAATGCATTACAAGGAACAATACCCGGACTAATGGGCGTGCGTGAACCAGACATCGGAATAACAGGAGAAAACAAACAAACAACCACTAGACATAGAATCTATAGGAGAGTTGAAGTATAATGGGAGAAATAGAAATACCACGTAAGAAAGAATATCGTATTAAGATGGATAACGAGACATTTGAAACTCCTAGAATAGTAGGAAAACTTAACGGTTTGATAATAGATTCAAAAGAAACAGTATCTGTGACTATTACAAGTTCGCTAGGTTATTTGATATTTCACAATTCAATGCACGCAGGAGTAATCTATTATGCACCAAGAGCAGTACTTCAAGGT